ATGAAAGCATGGGGCGCCCAGGGTGTAATGCAATAACTTAGCTGCCGGATTGGGACCGTATTCATCAGGCAACCAGTTCCACTCGGGGGGTAATTCACCAATGCGCTGATCATCTAGCCACGAGAATCGGTGTAGTTCACTGCCTGTGGATCGTTGCACAAATTCGGGTGTGAGTTTTCGGTTAGGAAAACTACTGCAATTCCACAAAATAACACTAGACCAATTTTTTCGAGGATAATCTTCGTTTGGTGATCCAAGGTATTTCACAGGCATACGAGTTTTGTAGTCGTGCTTGACCACTTGCACATCTCTATACACATCTCTCAGGTCCCAGAGTTCTGCAACGTCACCACGTACAATCATGTCACCATCAATAAAAATAGCCGATCCTGAGAATCCCATCAGGTACGGAACTAAAAAGCGTGTGTAGATAAAGTGATTACTACCGTCGGTGTGTGTTTCATTGTAGTCCCGGAACAAGTTTAATGCTACAGGCACAATACTTACAGGCTTGCTTGCATTTCTAATAATGCTGTTGACGCAGGTGTGATATGCTATGGCTTCGCGAGGGTCATAGCCAATGAAAATTGGTATGATATCTTTCATCTGCGTTCTATGTCCTCTTCAACACAATTCTCACCGTACTGAATTTCAATTAGTTTAAGTGGTTGATCAGTTTCGTTGCACAACATGTGCCATTGATTTTTAGCAATCCAAATATATTCGTGCGGTTGATACGTGCCTATCAAGTCGTGATCACTTGAACTATCTAGTGTGTAAACTGCGGCTTCACCTTGGGCCACAAACCAAAATTCTGCACGTTGGTCATGCCGTTGCATGCTCAAACATGTTTTGGGTGCCACAGTAAGTTCTTTGAGTTTGGTATTAGCACCCACTTCATGTAGCACACGATAGTAGCCCCAGGCACGATCTGTTCGGGGAGTTTTCCACTCCTCTAGTATCCAGGAACTGGAGTTGGCCTTGTTGTCTCCTCCGACCCCAAACACAAATTCCACGTCATCAAACTTCATTTCTGGAATGTTATCAGGTGTACGGTCTCCGCCATTGGCAAACACAATTTCATCATTGGGATATTTTTCTCGTACTTGACGAATAGCATCACATGCTGTGCCATCCGAATCATCGAACTCAACTATTTCTCCAACCATGTGTAGATTGTCCAACACAATCATGCGTTCACGCCAGGGCATGAATGGGCGACCTTTTTTGCGTGTGAGCCACGCATCAGAGTTTAGGCCTACAACCACGTGATCACCCAGGTGATCGGCATGATTTAGGTAAGAGATATGCCCGGAATGTAGTGGATCAAAGCCACCAGTTACTATGACGATTTTCATGCAGGTATTTACACCTGAATGTCTTCCATGCCTGCAGTTCTTAGGCGGACCACATGTCCCATTTGCCACTGTTTGGTATCTAATCCTTTGAGTATGCCCAGCCAACGATTGCGCAGGTATGCTACTTCGTTTATGAGAGTTTCGTAATCAATTACTTCATCCTCGCCGTCCACGTACTTTTCAGCATCTCTTGATGTCAGGGCACGAGCATACCCTTCAAGATACTTCTGAAAATGTTTTCTACGTATCTTACGCAGTTGGATGTTGAGATAGTTTAATACTGCCTCAATCTCTTGCAGTTGATTGTATCTAAACTCAGTGATGCCCGGTAAGGCAGTGATGTTCTTTTCCACCAGGCCATAGATTTTACAGTCCTTTTTGGCATCTTTAAGTTCACGCTCGTAGTGATTGATGAAGTCTGGAATATCACCAAGACTAGCAACTACGCGACTATACCACATGGTTTAACCATTCTATCATGCTATTAGGAAAAATCCCAAGGTCAAGATTTCTACGACGTGCAAATTCATTAACAAACACTGAATAATTTTTTTGTTGTGCCTGAGTGGGACTAGCGGTTAGCATTTTAATAATATTGTCTTTAATTGTGATATCACTTTCTTCAATAGATTTTGTTAGTTTTTCCTTACTATCGCTATCTAGTACATTAACTCCAAGGTAGTCTGGGTCGTGGCAAAAATCATAAACTATAGGAATATGATTATATTTGTTTACAAAATCCACCAATCCAAACACAGTTAGGTTACTAACCACTGAGTGAAAATTAAGTGCTAGTCCAGCATCTGTTAGTATTTTTAGATTTTTCTCAAAATCTTGATAGGTATTGCCATAACGATTAAATTCATAAAATTTGTCAATGTTTTCTGCACTTATTGCTATTTTTAAGTTGGGTAAGTGTTTAATCTTTTCAATTTGATTCTTCAATCTATTAGAGTTTACCCCTAGCCCGGTTATTATCAAAATTTCGTCGGTACTGGGTATATTATTCATTAGAACATCAAAATTATTGTACAGAAAAGGTTCCCCGCCGGTAATAACAATTTTTTTAACATGTCTTAACGATCTTATTTCATTGACTAATGTAACAAAAGATTCTGTTTGCTTGTGTTCATTATGGCTTATCCTCAAAAGAATCTGATCTATTGGTTGTATATTAAACCTATCAGAATCCATGTAGGCACCGTTATTCTTAATATCATGTAGCCATGCAGTGCTATATTGTTTACAGCAATAAGAACATGTTAGATTGCAACTAGATCCTAAGATGATATTCAATGTTTCGGGTTGAGATTCTATTAGAGTGTGGGTTTTTTCTTGTCCAATCTCTAATCTCTGACTTGAAAATCCTTGACTTTCGGGTAACCAGCAATTGGTATGACAACTTTTAACTGGAATATTTTCCAACATTTGTTGCCTCTCAGACTTTAACGACTCAGTATTAAATATTTTTCCTGGATTTTGTTTAAGCCAAGATAAGTTAATCCTCTCAGGGTCTGCTTTACAACATACAGAGGTTAATTTTTTTTCCATGTCAATCGACAACCAAGTAAATTTTTGATTGCAGTAAAAATCAACCAATTGGTTTGACATTAGTTTTCCCAGTCTTCGTCTTCTTCCTCTTCTGACTCATCTTCTTCGTCTTCTGCCTCATAGTCTTTGTCGTTGTCAAGGTATGCAGTCAGCGCACGTTTGATGTCTGAGTCACCTTTGAATGCGTTACGAATATCTTCCACGTCTGAATCATTGTCCATCAAAATCTGTATCACAGTCTCAGCGGCTTCGTCACGGTCCACTGTGTTTACAAAACGCTTGAGTTCTCCCCAAATTTCACTGGCTATTGTTTCACTCATCTGCTGTTTCCTCCGGAGTACTTACCTCTGCTCTCTGATTTGCAAAGTCTTTCATAACAGTATCAAGACAATTGTCGTCATTGCGTTCCCATGCCTTACGAAACTTCTTGATAATCTCTCCAGCACTTGTGGTAAACACCAAACTATTACCTTCTTTCTTGAGCATGGCTTTCTTCTCAATCAAGTCGGTTAGTCCCGAGTAAGGACTCATTCCGGTTTCGTAAGGAATTTTAACTTGCACACCTTCGAAGGGTTTAGCGTAGCGAGTTTTCATTACCTTGCATGCGGCACGAATGCCCATGACGTCGGTAATCTTGTTACCGTCTTCATCTTCTTTGAGTTTGAGTTTTTTCATAGCAACAACAATCGAACTTGCATAAACAAACCCTTGACCACCCGAGATTTTATCGTCAGGATCAAACATGTCTTGACTAGCGTATGTGTGGTTGGTACAAACCAGGCCCACATTGTAACTGCCAAACATGTTTACACAGTTACGAACAAGTGCAGTAAGTGCTTTGGGTTTACGGCCCATGTCACCTTTCATATCACCCGCATCAAACTGATTAACGTCAGTAGGGGTAAGCAACATGCCCAATGAGTCAATAACAAACAACACCTTTGGACGTTCGCCGTCAGGTAATGCTTTGTAATCACTCATGAATGTTGAAATTGTTTTAGCAACATCATCAATCATGGCCATTGACAATTTCAACAACTTGGTGTCGCTAGTGTCTACCCCAAGATCATGCAACCATTTTTCATCTAGTGCGTTTTCACTATCAATCAGCACCACATAGATGCCTTGCTCCTGTGCGTTCTTGATAATGTTCCCAGAACAAATATAGCTTTTACCAGCACCCGATTCGCCAGCAAATACAGTAACTTTACCCAGTGGGACACCACGGTTGAAGTCTCCTGAGATAAGATAGTTCAAGGCGTAGTTGCCTGTGGAGATCCAATCAGTTGGATCATTGAATCCAATTGACAGTCCGTCAATGCTCTTGGTGATTTCCTTGCGGAATTTACTTACGTCAAATGGTTTTCCCATGATATATTTCCTTTATGTTAAGTGTATACTAAAACTGTTGTTTTTCAAACTGTTTCGATAAATTACTATTCTGTAGTCTGCTAAATGCTTGTCTAGATTAGGTATATTACCAAAATTTAAATTAACCCCCAATGGAACTCGTTGATGAGACTCGCACCACTCAATATATTCAGCACTCATGTCTATGGATTCTGGTCGCCACAAATTTAACTCAACAAATCCCAATAATTCGTGATAGGTGTTTTCGTCTCGACAACCGAGTGTGTTATCTTGAGAAAGAAATTTCTCGTACAGAGATCTTCCTAGATGATTGAAAGTCAATCTAAGATTAGAAGTGTTGTGACTGAGTCCTTGATGTAAAAATGGGTTTTTTACTGAGACCCAATTTTGATTTTTTACTTGGTATTTCAACTTATTGAACATAAGTTCTATACTGTGTATATCAAGATTAATTTTATCATATGCATCACTATATCCCAGATGTTGTAGTATCGTACCAATTTTGGGGTATCTGATGTCATCAGGAAACAAATCGTGTATTTGTTCTGTTAATCCTGTATGACGATGTTGCTTTCGTTTAGCATCAATATCATACTCAATATCTTGACTGTTTACCCAGTCAGCATGGTATTGGTTGAGAAGATCTTGATTTAGATACTCCAAATTTAGCATTGGTTTCACAGTTCGATCTAATAAAATTTCCATCCAGTTGTTGTTTTGTTTAATACTGTTGTCAAGAGCACGAATTTTTTCTGACATATTCAATGCCGTCTGCGGAGACGACAGTTCAAAACTATTTAGATTTTGAACTGTCAGATAATTCACGTAGAATTCTAATATCTGATCATTCAGACTGACAAATGGTATAGTATCGCCAGTCTGTTCAAATACTATTTCAAATCTCATAATATGAGTACAAACGTTGCCCTTGTACTCAATTACTTTTGTTGACGTGCGCGAATCATGGCCAAGATGTCTTCAGCCTTTTGTCCACCACCAGCAGGTTTTGCCACAGGAGCAGTTGGTGCTGGTGCGTCTTCGTCATCAAAGTCGCTTACAGGAGCCGCTACTTTGAGTGCTGGCTTTGCCGCAGGCGTGTCTTGATCCACAGTAGGTGCTGGAGCAGAACTACCAGCAGGTGCACTCAGTCCAGCAGGACGGAAGTATTGCCCCCAACGTTCGTTATCGTATGGCTGGCCATCAACTGATGCTTCAAACATCTCTTTGATCACTTTCAACTCAACATCAGAGGGCTTCTTGGGCAAGAATGTGCTCAAGTCAAACAGGCCATGTGCATCAACTGCGGCTTGTTCTGCTTCGGTCAGGGCTGACTCTTTACGTGCCCACTTTGAACCATTGTAGTCAGCAAATCCGCCTTTGGCACCTTTTGAGATGCGGAAGTCCAGGCCACGCAAATAGTCTGTTGGCAATTCTTCCAGTTCAGGATCCATCAAGGCTCCTTTGATAGTTGTGAAGATTTGTGGACCAATGATGAATCGGCGAATTGGATTCTCAGGTGACTTGTCGTCGCCTAATGGGTTCTCACGCACGAAGCCTTGGAAGATGTAACTACGCTTTTTCCAATACTTACGACCCATGTCTTCAAGACTCTTGTCCTTGAACCAGGTGCGTACTTCTGCCAAGATTGGGCAGGCTTCTTGCCACATTTCCACGCAGGGTACTTGTACCATAACTTGCTTGGATTCCATCTCTCCTTTGACGCCGTTGAAAGGCAAACGAATCATTGCTCGTTCTTGCCAAAAGAAAGTGTTTTTAGAGTTACCGTCGGGGAGGAAGCGTAGTGTGGCCGACTGGCCTTCTTCCATGTTCCAGTGTGGGTAAATTGAATTGTCCCCACCGGTGGATTGTCCACCTTGTTTTGATTCCGCTGCCTGTAGTCTTGCTCTGATTTCTGATAATGATGCCATAGTTTTTCTCCTTAGTAAGTTGCCTATGTATGTTGCCTGTCTAAATTACTTAGATCTAATGTTGCCTGTGCCACAAAAGAAAAAGCGCAAACACAATAGTAGTATATGCGCTTTAGTCTGCTGTGTCAAGTTTATTTATGATCAAGTTGTTCTAAACTAATAATATCATAAGGCTTTTGCTGAAGTTGTTCATGATTGTGAGTAAACACGTCAATGTTGGCAATGAATAGATTGTGTAGTTGTTCCATGTCAGATGCCAACTTGCACAGGCATTGAGTATAGGCATGAAACCTAGGTTCTGTTTGCACTGTGTGGGTATCCGGATTTTTTTCGATATCGGGTATGTCGTCCCAACTGTAATCTACCCCAACAGGCAGTTTCCATCCATCATTCACAAGCGTACGATAAAAATGTTTTGGACCAAAATTCATCACAAATCTTCCTTGTATCAAATGATCATAGGTTTTTTCTGAGTAAAGCACCGTAGGGCCTAGACACAATGATTCAACTTGTGCTGATATGTATGTGTTATCAAAATATTTTCTTGCCGGTGGCGTTGCTGTTAACTGTGATAGATCGACAATATTGTTATCACTGGGCAAACTTGTACCGGTATCTTGTCCGCTATGATAGCCCGAAAGATATTTTATTTGATCGTATAAATGTTGTTTAATTCTCCGGTTATTTTTGCCGTACAAAGAAAGTACAGCACCCGGGCGTCTGGCTGTTTCTATAGGCCAATGATTGTAGTTTTCGGCGACTGACTGTTTCCAAGATATGTGCTTGTCAAGATAGGCAGATTTGGTTCTATTCCAGTAGTAATCAAAATGCAAAATATTGTTTACACCAGGTATAGGTGTTTTGCAGGCTGTCAATAGCACCGTTGGTATAAGTTTTTGATAATGCTTAACTAGCTCAAGGCGAGAATGCTCAAGTCTTGGCTGAGCATGATATATATCATAAAATACTAATTTCTTAACTAAATGAGATTTTACATAACGTTTAAGTATTTTAGAATCAGCCCGCCAAAAGTTAACCCACAATTCGTGTGATTGTTGATTTTGAACTATGGGTAACCATTTAGAGATTCGAAAAATTCCAGGGCCACTGTCTGGTAATAGTGCTACCTCATGCATACCTATTGTTGACGTATTATTTGATCAAAGCCAAGGATTTTATTCTTGCCAGTACAGCATCGCCTTCGCCGATAACAGAGGCCATACCGCCTGCTACTGTGCTCATTTCGCTCATGCCACCGCATTCCATCAGTCCGTGTTCTGGGCAGTACTCGCCTTCTATGGTCATGTTACATGAGCCTTCGGCCATGTCCTGCTGACCCTTTTGGAAATCCAGTTCAGTTCGGTTAGCCATTTGTTGTTTGAAGTTGTCTACTGCTCCACCCTGGTCGCCACCGGGAATCATAGTTACCACGGCACCTTCATTCATGTTGAGTTCATCTGCTAATCGGTCAGCTACCCATTCGTCAGGATCACCTGTACGTGCTTTTTGTACGCCGTAAGGCATTTCACCGTTGGCACTGTAGTAGTCATACAAGGCATCATACAAGTCTCTATCTAATTCGCCGCCTTCTTCAAAGTTTCGGACTTCATGTTTGTAACGATTTAATATGTGTGATAGTGTTTCTCCAGCACTGTCCATGAGTCTGCTTTCGGTGAATTTGTCAAAAAGTGCGCCACCTGCTGACAACAAGGCAGCTTTGAATACTGGCACACCGGCCGCTTTTCGCATGGTATCAAGTGTGCTTTCAAATGTGGCCATGTTGTCTGCTTCTGCCGCCACAGCAGATTTTGTAACACCAAATGTAAACTGTCCGGCTACTGGTTGGTCAAATCTCCAACCTTTGCTTCTGAACATATCAAAGTATGGACCTACTGCTTTGTTCATGTTTGCCCCTGTAAGCACACCCATTTGTTTTAAATCAGAATCATTTGGGTTTCTACCCATTTGTCTATACACCTCATCTGCCCACTGCCGGTCTCGCTTTTTAAAGATAGTGATTGTACCATCGTCGTTATATTTGTCATCAAACATGCCTTGACCAGTATATTGATCCAATGATTGGATTATTTTTTGAGCATACTGTCTAGTTGAGTTTGGATCTATTTTAGAATCTGTTGCAGGCATCGCCTCTGCCATGGGTTGTTGTGGCATAGGATTAGGTGGCACGGCCGCCGCCACAGGAGCAGTTGCACCTGTTTCGGGTTCAGCAGGATTACCTGGCGCAGTAGGTTCAGGCATTTCAATACCCAGTTCAGCCAAGCGATTCATGACTTCTGTGTCATTGAAAGCATTGGCTCTGGGATCTTGATCAGCAAGAGCATGCAGTCGATCAAACAATTCATCGTCGCCCACCAAGTCATACAGTTGTTCTGTTGCGTTGGTTGCATCAGGACCAACAATCAGTTCTTTGGTCATGAGTGTTTTGAGTTTGTCCAATTGCTCAGGAGTTTCTGGCAGGGTCCATGTGCCTTCTGCTAGACGGTTAATCCAGTTTTCAAAAATATCTGCTTCTTTCATTTCATTTCCTCTTTGCTGAATCTTGGCCAGCAGTGGTAATGCCGCTTCAATACGGCTGTCTATACTCTGTTCGATAAACAGAGTCTTGATGTTGTCTACAACACCTTCTTGTTCGTTAATGGTGGCCGGATGCCACGATTCAAAATACTTTGCGTAGCCACGGCCTGAGGCCATGTGCTTTAAGTTCTCACGTAAACTTTGATAATACACTTGTGCTTCGGTTACTAACTCTTGTGTGACACCTTCTAAGATGCGATTTGCTGACGCTCTATTGAAACGACTCAACACAGCAATTTCGTTTACAGTTTCTGAGATGTGGCAGCCACGAATGTCATAGGGTTTGCCACCCTGGCGCACATGTTCCAACATGGCTCTGGCACCGCTTAGACTCTTAAAACCCAGTTTGAATTTTTCGCCTTCGGCAGTTTCTATAAACATCCGGTCAATGTGACGATAACGTGCGTCACCTTCGCCCAGAGGCTGGCTGTGTACGATTTGCAGTCGGGCTTGAGTAGGTTCGCCAGCATAACTGATTTTCCGAGTACCGTAGTAGCCTTCGAATAGGCCTTCTTGTATGGCTGCCATACCTTGCATGGTATGTTTGAGTTGATTGATGTCTTGTATGCTGTGTGTGTAACGATTGCTGGTGGCCTTTTGATTCAGGTGTTGTAGGAAATCAAAGAATTCTGACTTGTCATCACCTTCCATGGTACGGCCCAGATTGTCCCCGTACATGATCTTCATCTCATTGTCGCTGTCCAACACAATAACCATTGTGCCGTAATTCTTGCCCGAACCTGCCATATAGTCAAATGTAAACGTCTTGGCATCTTCTGCATTGGAGGGTCGGCCCATCCGATCCAGCATTTCGGGGTGGTAATTGCGGGTGGCCAGTAGGTCCAGCAGTTGTTGTGATATAGAGTTCGTTGTTGCCATGGTAGTATATTTAGCGCACTATCGCATCATTGCAATGAACGGAAACGGTTCGATTATGTTGTCTGTGTGGTCTTTAAGGTAGGTGTTTAAGTCTGCATGATAAGATTGTAGCAACATCAGCATACGGGTCACAAGCAGACCTGCCATCACAAGATCATCTGTTTCCCCAATCTTGGCCGCATAACTGGACCCGGCCGCCACAAATGTTTTTAGTTCAGTTATCAGGGGTTTTGAGTAGATCTTCATACGCCCAGATTCTATTAGAATTTTGAACTTGTTACAGGCAACAATTTTGCTCTTGTTGGTGGTGGTAAATCCCTTGCGAATCCTACGTCCGTTTGAACTTTGCATTGAATTGTCACTGAGGAAATATCCCGGAATGTTTTCTTCTCCATATTCTGCAATGGAGATTAATGCGGCTTCGCCCAGAGTATTGTTTTCCACTGAGTAGTAGATCTTCTTTTCATCTTTAACCACTGCGTGTATTTCCTTGATCACATCTGTTAGGATTCGGATCTGTGTGGGCACGTCCGTTCGGTTATGCCGCCATTCAGCCACTTGTTCTGTGGTTTCTGCTTCAAACACCTGTATGGCTGAAGGGTCTCCACCTGTGCCCAATGATGGGTCAAGTGCCACAATATACATTTTGTCCGGGTCAATAGCGCGATACCAACGCACTTGTCCAGTCTTGTGCGTGGGTTCTACACCCTCTAATTCTAATAGCTTGATAGGGGAGATCAATGTCTCATCATTAATTATAAAATCGCAGTCCATTTCACGACGGAAACGTTCATCACCCAGTTGGCTACGCTGTTCTGCTGCCCAGGCCTCATCACGATCTGGATGCTCGCGCCAGAAAGCACGAAATGCTCGGAAGCCGTTGATGCCCAGGCCATTGGGTCTTGGATTACCAAATTCATCTTCAATCTTGTTGGCACCTTTCCAGATATAGGCAAACTGATCTTCGTCTGAGTTGGGAGTTGAAGTAATAATTGCTTTACCACCAGTTGATAGTGTGGGTGTGATGGAGGTCCAGAACTCTTTGGCAATTGTGGGTCTCACAAACGCAAACTCGTCTAGATACAACAAGGTAATACTCATACCACGACCGGTGTTTTCAGTAGTTGTTTGACTCACAATACGTGATCCATTGTCAAATTCTAAACTTCCTTTGTTGTAACTGGTGGCACCTGCACGAATGTGATTGGGACACAGTTCATATGCATAGCGAATACGTTGCATGATCTCTTGTGCGCCTAGGTACTTGTGTGCGGCAATAAGAATAGTTGCGTCCGGTACAAACATAGCATACCATAACAAGTAACCTGCGGCCGATGTTGACTTGCCTGTTTGTCGAGGCATAAGCGAAATTGAGAAACGATTGTTGTGATAGTTTGCAATCAGTCGCTGTTGATATTCAAAAGCATGATACAACATCTTGCCCCGAACAGGATGTTGTATATGAAAAAAGTTGTCCATGAAGTACATGGGTCCGGTCACAGGATCAGCACACCGGGCAAAGTCTTCAAGTTCTTGTTCGGTAAATGTTTCTCGACGGTGTGGTGCTTTGACCAACACAGTATCAAGCGTGTTTTTTGCGCCAATCATCTCAACATCCTTTAAAGTTTTTAAACCATACTATTTGCACAGGAACTCCAATTCAGGCCATAGTCGTACAAATTCTCCCAATTTGTCAGGATGGTAACGATGTTCAATATCGTATATGTGTTTCCAGAAAGAGATGTCTACGTCAGACACTTTGACCATGTCCATGCGCTCTGCATAAGTTTTTAAGGCCTGATCAAAGAACACACGCTCAGATTCTGTCACAAGATCGTTGGCATACAAGTATTCAATCTCTGCTGACGCAAGTTCTGCAACACCAGCACCGTGTAGAAATGGATCTAACGGCTTGGGTTGAAACAAGTTCTGCCACAAGATGGTTGTATCTGTGTCTCGAGCAAATTCTTTTAGTTCTCTTAAACGTGTGGCATTGTAGATGTTGTACACAGCGTGTATGCCGCCCCAGTGACCATTGTTTTTCATCAAGTCTTTGACCACAGCTAGGTTATTTTCTAGTGTTGCCCAAGATCCACCGTAACGAACATATTCAAAACGTTCACCCACGTTATCAAAGCTCATTGACCAGCCAACTCGTTTACGCTGTGCCAGCTTCCTAAAGATTTTGTTTTTTTCCAAGTCAACATTCATGTTGGTAATCAAGGTAACAATTGCTGTTTCTGGTATGACATCTAGCAAGCGTTCGTTCTCTGGCAACAACAAGGGCTCGCCGCCTACCAAGGCCACTTCATGTATGTGAGCGTGGTGTTGTCCAATGAAGTCACACACCTGTTCATAGTACGGGCGAGAGCCTGACTTGAACGGCACATTCTTTAGTGCGGCCCATTTTGAACTGGCGCTGGGATCACAATAGTTGCAACTTAGATTACATGTTGTATTCCAACGCACATCCACAATAACAGGATAGTGATACTGGTCCCCGGCCGTGGCATAATCAAATCCTGAATTTACACGGTTGTGCCATTGACGTTCTGAGTCGGCACCAAAACGTTCTGCCTGCACACAGTTTGAACAATACTCGTGTGCCTGGCCTTGTGCCAGGCTGGCTCTTACTTCAGTCATTGTGCTGTTGTTTAAAACTTCCGTAATTGTGTTCGTGTTGAGATTGCCCAGCATGTTGGGGTTGCCGGCGCAACAGGTTTTGACATCGCCTCGGGGATTGATGTGCAGTCCACGCCAGGGAGCCGCACAATAAAAATTGTTCATGCTGTATTTACAGCAGGATCACTCGTACATCACAGTATCTGAGTCGCCCAGCCGCCACTTGGGATTGGTCTCTACCACCCACTTCTTGGTGGCAACCTTGAAGTCTGGATGCAGCATCTCTCGGGGATTACTGGCAGCATCAAAGAAAACACAGCGATTGTTGGGCTGGGCAGCATACTGTCCGTTGTCTAGTTGGATAAAATTAAAACTCTTGTGATCTTCAGGCCACTCTGCGTAACTGGTATCCAAGGTATTCATGTCAGGAGCTGCATTGTCCACAGTAAACATGTAATCACCCGAATGAAATTCTTGGTTCTTGGCATAGAACTTACAGCTGAGATTGCGTAGGAATGCTTTTTGTATCACGGCCATGTCATAACTAAAGCAATCCCAGATCTGCAAGGTGTCTAGGGACAGAAACTTGTCTGGTTCTAGATCGTCTTTTCTACTGGCATAGGCATGCAAGGGCAGTTTATCGTACAGAGCACCATAGCGTGGCAAGTAGGCTTCTATACGAAATGCCTGACTGCGTAGACTTTTGATTGAAACCCAGATACAGGGTTCATATTCACCATGGCCTTGCTTGAAGTCATACAAAAACTCCCTTCTTACAAAACAATGTACTGGAGGAAGATTGGCTACAAGAAAACTCATGGGTATTGGATTACGGTATTATTGGCACCAAGATGTTTTGGCTTCGCCGTAGTATTCACGGGCAAAACCATTGGCAATCAGTTGCTGGCGCAGGCTAACACCGTTGAGTATGACGTCACCCAGCACTCGCCCACCATACTTGTCCCAGTCCATCAACACAACCTGTCGTTGTTGACTGGCGGCAATCAGTTGTTTGGTAAAGGCCGAAGCTGCTTCGCCACGCTGTGCTTCACTTGGGCATTGAGCGCGGAATCCTTTTTCAGGAGTGTCCACGCCGTATACCCTAATGCTGAGTTCTTTTTTGAGTGGTGCAGGCAAAAAGTCTGCTTGAAAAGCCACTGTGTCACCGTCTATTACTCTGGTGATCACAGCGTCATAGGTCACACCT